CATAACAACGAAACCGCCCCTTGGGACGGTTAAGTAGACACTTTGTCAACTGTCTACTTTGTTAATCTCTTTGTCTCCAGTCGTCAGATCTATCAGGATGAAACCAATCTACTATCTCGTCTGGTGATCCGAAACCCCTACGATGATTACTTGAATCGGGGTCTCCTATATTCAAGTTATTCAGAAAAGAGTCATTCGGATTTGATGACATCTTTCTTGCTTTATTTAACATTCCTCTTGCTGATGTATTTGCTTTTGCCAGTTTCTGTGCCCAAATCATATCGCTCATACTTACTTCTGTTTTTGAAGCAATGTCTTTGCAAATCGCTTCTAATCTTAAACGGTATTGGGTGGATAGCATAAGTTATTTTTATAATTCATATTATTTATTTTAATTAATGAGCAGCAACTTTTTTATCATCCAACACACACAAAGTCGTTTCCTTAAAGACTTCTATTGCTTGTGGGAGTATATAGTATTCTCTTCTTTGCACAGCCTTAGTTAATGATTCAACAGTATCATTGGTAAGTATAGGAACTTCTTCTTGTAAAATAATTTCACCAGAATCTAACTCCTCATTTACATAATGCACTGTACAACCAGTAGTCTTATCACCTGCTTCCATTGCTTGCTCAATAGCATGCAAACCTTTATATTTTGGAAGTAAAGATGGATGCAAATTTATAATTCTATGTGGAAATGCATTGATAAGTTTTGGTGATACTATTCTCATCCAACCTGCCAGAACAATCAAATCCACTTTCCATGCAGTCATAACATCAATTATTAAATCTTCTTTCTTACTTCTAATATGTGTATGTGGAATACCTAGTTTTTGTGCTCTCTTTGCAGCACCACATTTCTCTTTGTTATGAATCATCACAACAACTTCATCTTCTCTACAAGAACGAACAATGTTCTCGAAGTTTGTTCCGTTGCCAGAACACATGACTCCTATTCTCATTTTGATTTAGTATTTAATTATACAGTATCAAGAATATTTATTGTTGGCAACCAGCCTAGTTCTTTTAATTTTGTGATATCCGCACATGTAATATCTCTTTCACCCGGAGTTTCCTCTTTAATAGGTAAATGCCCCATGCCCATTTTAGTCGCAAGATCAATGACAGCAACGGGTTTGGCAGTTCCTACATCCAGTATTCCAGTATAATCACTCTCTGCAAGGAGTGCGATTGCTGTAACAATATCCTTAACATGAATCCAATCTCTTTTGTGTCTTGTAAGGTATGTGGCAGTCTTATCTTCAAGCATACGATATAGCATATCTGAACGACTTACTTTCTCTGCATATACATTAAAGAATCTCATACCCACACTGTTTGGTGGTGCTTGGATTTCATTTACTTTCTTTGTAATACCATATGCATTGATCCACCATTCATATACAGACGCAGAACTTGCATACAAACATCTTACATTATTTTCTCTACAATACTCAAATATTGGAGTTGATTTAGTAACATTATTTTCCCAGAATGCATCAGGGTTTTCAATGGCCTCACGAATTGCAGCATTCGCTGCAAGGTGTACCACCAAATCATATTTCTTTTCGGTTTTAAAATCACCTAGATCATGTGGAATATCATAACCATCAACCTGATGTCCTTGCTGTATAAAATATTCATACACATGACTTCCAATAAAACCAAGATGTCCAGTAACTAAAATATTCATATTGTTTTTTACGGTGAATTAAATTGTCTTGCTATTAAATGATCTATCGAAAACTTACCACCACCAGTGAGAACGATACATGCTGCACCTCCCCAATAAAGAATTAAGAGTTCTAACAAATAGATATTAAATCCACCTGCTGTAACTACAGCGTGATAGATTGCAAAAGACATAGTGCCTAAGATTGCCAAGGCACCCAGACGAGTACCAAGTCCGCAAATGATCATCCAACTTCCCACAATCTCGGAGAATGCTGCGATGTATGAGAAGAAAATAGGGAATGGAAGATGTAATGGTCTTACAAATGCATCCGCAAAGTTTTCTATGTCTGCTGTTTTTTCATAACCATGATGTATCAGCATAGTTCCTATTGCTATCCTGAGTATCAAAAATCCCAATGACTTAATCATTATACAATCCTCCTACTAAAGCCACGAACTTTATCAAATTTCATAAGGTTATCAAACTTATCATGTAAGTCTGACTTATGAGATATAACAAATATATTAGCATCTTTTATTATATAGCGAATGATCTTCATAAATTCATCAACACCAAATCCATCAAGAGAACTATCAAATACTTCATCCATAATTAATAGATTTGTATTTACTGAGTTCTTAACTCTTGCAACCTCTCTCCATGTGAATAGAAGTGCTAAGTCAATTCTCATCTTCTCACCTTCACTAAATGAAGCATAAGAAAAGTCCTCATGTATTGGTGACTCTACTGTCTCATTAAACTCTTCATCCAACTTAAAGTTGATATAGAAATCCATCATCTGCAGATAACGATTGACCTGCTGATTAATAAGTGGTAGATATTTTCTGATTATTTTAGTCTTAACTCCATCATCTTTAAGTAAAGAATACGCAAAGTCATGGTGGACTATATCTTGATTTCTTTCCCAAAGTTTTTCTTCAGTTGTCTTGAGACTCTCCTTAAACTCTTCTAACTTCTCATGCTCAGTATTTCTATTTTTAAATTGTTCGGTAATCGTTTGAATTTCTGATTCAAGTTCTCTAACTTGTTTTTGGTTGATAGAGATATGAGTATTGTTTTTAGAAATGCCATTGTTGAGTTTAGTGATCTCCTTTGATAGTTTAACAAACTGACGCTCTTTTTCTTTCTCTTCTTCGATAGTTTTCTCTAAGTCTTCAAAACCTTTCTTAAGTTTCTTAGCCTCAGATTGAGCGTATTCAATTCTATTTAAGCGAAAGTCTTCTTCTATATCCTGAGTGCAGGTGGGACAAACCGTATTCTCTTTGAAAAACTTATGCTCTTTCGTAATGGTAGATACCTTATTGGATATCTGTCCTTTAAAATTGTTCAGTTTCGACAATTTCTTGTCAGCACCTACAAACTTCTCTTGAGTCTTAGTGAGATCAGTAACTTTACTTTCTATATTCTGATTCGTAGATACATAACCATCAGACTCAGATATCAAACCATCTATCTTCTTTTTGTGTGATTGTATTGTGGTTTTACCTTGGTTTTCAAGTTCTTTAATAAACTTGTCTTGCATCTTAATTTTATCATCTAAGTTCTCTTTCTTCAAACTTAATGATCGAACCTGTTCTTTTTGTATTCTTAATTTATCTTTCAGTAGATTATTCATGAAAGAGAAGATACGAATATCAAGTAAATCTTCAATAACATCACGACGAACTGAACTTGATAGTTGCATGAAAGGCACAAAGGTACTACTTCCCAGTATGACTATCTGAGTAAATGATCTATAATTTACTTTGAGTATATTATCTTCTAGTATTTTTTGATTTGATCGGTCGTCAGCCTGTCGATGTAAAGGTTCTCCGTTGACTTCAATATCAAATATATTTGGTTTGATACCTCTTCGGACTACATATTCTCTTGCATTTACATCAAACTCCAGTTCAACTAAGCATTCTCTTTCGTTGACTGTATTAAGTAATTGTAATTTATTAATCTTACGAAATGGTTTATTGAACAAAACAAAGGTCAGTGCATCTAACAAAGTGCTTTTTCCTGAACCATTGTGACCAATTATTAAGTTTGTATTCTTTTCAAGGAAGTCAATCTCTGTCCAGTGGTCTCCTGTTGACAGAAAATTCTTCCATTTAATCTTCTTGAACTTTATCATTACTAGTTGGAATCACAAGGTCATCAGGTGTGATGACAGCATACTTATAATTATACATGCTACAGGTCTTTATTGCAAGGTCATCAGCAACTTCGATGATTTCCATTGTACGCTCTGTATCAATTTCTTCATCCTGTAGCATTAATTTATACCTTTCAGCATCATCCTCTTCTTCAAATAGAAAGAGAACTTTATCACCATTCGAGTCTT